TTCTCCAAATAAGAATCGTTTAACTGACCACACAACATAACATTCTTCATATCACCACCAGCATAAGCTTCACTAGAGAGAAGTATAAATTTGATATTCAACAATCTCTCTAACGTTGAAACTGCAATGGTGTCTGCCCAATATTCAGATGTCTTCATCTTGGTTCGAAGTGCGTCAAGTGAATCTACATTCTTCATAAACTTGTATTCATTCTGCAAAGAGGTTGTAAATTTACGACTGGTTGATAAATCTGTGTGTTTCTTTTGTATTTCCTTTGCTGTTTCCATCAATTTTGATCTTTCATTTCTATCAGTAATAGATGCAAACAAATCTTGATTTCGTTTATACTGAGCCTCCATGTCCTTTATTGCCTTTGTATTTTCATTTATCTCACGATTGTACATATCATAATGTTCCCGATAGCTAGTAAATGTTTCTTGTGTGATTTTTCCTGCGAGTTTTGAACGCAACTTTGCAATTGTTGTGTGCATTGATATAGACGCAAAGGAATCGCGAATCGTCGCAAAAAAACAATCACCTCCTCCTTCGTTGTCGACGATATTATAGTTATTATTTTTCATATATTTTGAAATCCATTGGTCGATATCCTGTGGTTTATATTTTTCCACTATATATTTTGCATCGGCTTCTGATTCTTCAGTAAGAAGACTCTGTTTCTCAGCGTTTGGCGACAACGTAAAAACATCACTATTTTCAGCACTATAGGTTTGCGATGAATCTGAGTCAATCACATCAATAACCTCTTTATCATTCTTTTTATCATTGCCCTTATCTTTAACTTTTTCTTTTTCATTTTCATTTTCATCATCTGATTCAGACTCTTCTTTATCAGAATCAGATTCAGAATCGCTTGAACTATCTTGATCAGTAGAGCCAACTTGATATTCACTCAACATATCCTTTGTCACGAAACCATATAAAATAGGATCGTCTAAATATTCAACATCCAAATTGTTAGCAGAATCGACATAATTCATCAACTCAGTTGCCTTTATTTTGTAGACACCAATCGGAATTAACTCATCTTCTTTTATTATATCACTTTCATCGCCATGTCCATCATTGTATTTTACTAAATACACTGGGTAATATAATAAATTTTTATCATCATGGGTATCGATTGAATTACCAACTACAACGACAACATCGAGATCTAACAACCTCATCTGATATCTTGATAGATCAGTAAAATCACTTGTCTGAACACTTTTTAATATAGGATAACCACCAACATCGTCAACTTTAGAGAGAGACATAATATACAATAAAGCAATAACTTTATTACAATAAAAATTGAATTAACTTTATTGTATCTAATAACACTAAACTAATATATACCAAATCAATATATAATGGGAACTCCTTTAACCAGACTGAATGGCAAGACTGAAATTACCAAATTAATTGTAAACCAGGATATTTCCAAGATATCAACCAAATCTACAAGAAAGATAAATGTCCTGATTCATAAACTGGAAGACACTATAAGCGAGTTAAATGAAGCAACAATAGCTGAAACTCATATGCACGACGATGAAATCGAATACAATCAAATGTTTATTGAATTACTGAAACATGAAATAAATCGGATATTCGAAACAATATGTAAATTATTCAATAATCCAATGAAAAACAAACACACTATTCTGTGTATTTTTGAAATATTAAAAACGCGGGACCTCCAATATGGTCCAATGAAGGTAAAATTATACGATACAGAATGTAGCGAAGAAAAATCGTCACATATTCAACACTTTGATAGGTTCGTAGACGGGTATTACAAATTCATGAACGAATTTGTAATCCCTAGGAAACGAGACTACATTGCAAGCATTATTAACATACTACAAACAGAAACAATTCTTGTAGATGACAATATATGTGACATATTGTCATTCTTAAACAAGCACGATATGATAACCAAACACTCGATTGACACAATGGTCTACCAATTTTAATATACAGGATACTTAGAAAAAAATATACTTCTTCATAAACGAATCATTTTTCAATTCATTTACATAATACCACAAAAGTTGTCGCTTGGTTACAATTTCAGAATTTTCTTCCGATGCCTCAAAATCTACCAACATCATGATAATCTCATCCTTGTTACACTTTTGTTGCCTCATTGTTTTCGCTATCCCATAATAATCACAGATTTGCAATAATTGTTTCACGTTGAAATTTAAATTATAATTCAAGACATACATACTCGTATCTATTATATCTTCTGATGCAAAATCATCATTCAATTTATTCATGTAAAAAACCTCCTTTTTAATCTCTATTGAGGTATCCATAGAAATAACTATATTTTCATCAGATTGCTGCATTTCTTCATTCATATGTTATATTGTTTATAACATATGATACTATTTTAAATTGATTTGGTTTGTTTATATAAGAACAAATAGTTCTAATTACAAAATAAAATCTACATACAAAAACGAAAATATCTCCCTTACCATATCCTCAGGTAATTCAAGTTTATTTAAAAAGATAAACTCTAACTTGATGCAACTAGATAAGAAAGTATCCAAATATATAAATTGTTCTATTATCTTATTGATTGTAAGTGCAGGGCTCCATGTATCAGGACACATCATACTTTTACAATAAAGACAATCGCCCACCTTAATTTTTTTACTACAAAACCCGATATACTTATAAACATAGGATGGAATCTTTTGAAAACGTTCATGTGACCATGACATAGATGTTTCTGTTCCAATTGAAATCGGTGGTTTGAATGGATATTGATTTGCTATTTTTATTACTATTATTTGATTTTTATAGTTATAAAAAATATCAAATTCAGGTATAGTTTCACTGCCTCTTATAACAGGACTATTTTCAATTGTATAATTATCTACCCCGAGCTCTCGATTTAAACGTTTTATTATAGTAGACATTATTCAATATGTTGCTTTATTTCTAATTACAAATCAACTAGATCCATAAATTTGAAAATTGTCTTATTCGTAAGACTCTTGTAATCCTTCACCTTGCTACTAGACAACTTGGTAATAATCTGACAAATAGTCATACCATCAACCTCCTCATATTCGATAGTATACAGAGTCGGCTTATACAAAATAGCAATGTTTTCCGTCAACTCATCCACCTCATTTTTCTTGTTATCTTCCGAAATAAACTGATACAACTGATTGACCAAGTTTCTGGTTATATCTACAATACGCTTCTGATCAATAATTCCATTCATCATCAAGTTCATAAAGAATGCACTGAGAGCCTTTCGTTTTTCATTGTCCTTATTTATCTTGCAAAACATATCATAGTCTTTCGCTGGATCAACATATTCAATCTTATCGAACAAACCGATAAACGCTCCAATACTATCCTCAAATGCAACTGCCATTACTGGATACTTGGCAATTAGATCCGAATATAAATCCGCGTACATTTTGGAGAAGAACCTGTTAGTAGATGCGATTTCAAAAATAATCAAACTGACTCTTGTCATATCCATATCACTCGTATGCTCTAAAACAAGTTTATCAATCGTGTCTGTGATCTTGGTTCGCATATCGACGTAATTTTTATCCGTAATCTTATTAAGGAAGGAACGAATTACATCTATTTGCACATCAATACCACTCTTGTTTTCGAGTTTTGTTGGCTGATACAATGGTTTCCGTTGTATTAGAGGATTTGCATTCGCATTTGCAAATCTAGGAATAACCTCCTTTTTCTTGAAGACAGGAGTTTTAACGTAATCAGGCGAACCAACTTGTTTTGCAATCTTGGAAATAATTTGAATAGTAGACTCGTCTAGTTCAAAATTAAACCCGTTAAACATAAGAGTATTAAAATCTTCAAGATGATAACATTTTGTCATTGCCGCCATCGTGTTGATTCAATAGCTATTGGGGTATTTTTATATCAATTTTTCATATATAAAGATAATTGCCTATACTATAATAGAATGTCAATGGAAAAAGAAAATATAATCGAACAACCTGTAAGTGATCCCCAACCCGATACTTATGATATATCGAGTTGGGATGAGTTAGAAATAGACGCAAATATTTTGCGGGGTATCTATGCATATGGATTTGAAAAGCCTAGTCCTATTCAACAAAAGGCGATCAAGCCTGTTATTATGGGGAAGGACATCATCGCACAGGCTCAGTCAGGTACAGGCAAAACTGCAACCTTTACTATCGGCGCTCTATCCAAAGTAGATCTTTCGGATGATAGTACACAGGTTATGATTCTCTCTCCTACACGCGAGTTGTGTGTTCAGACTTCGAATGTTGTCAAGAGTATTGGAAGTATGATGAAAGGTCTCCGAGTACAAACTGCGTTTGGTGGTTCTGGTTATGAAGACAGAAATACGTTTTCATCGCGCGAAACAGCTCATATTATTTGCGGTTGTCCTGGAAGAATTCACGATATGATTCGTCGCGATCAACTTAACATAAAGAAATTAAAGCTTGTTATTTTTGATGAAGCAGATGAACTTTTATCTGATGGATTTAAAGAACAAGTATATAACATTTTTCAGTATTTTCATGACAACATTCAAGTCGGATTGTTCAGCGCAACTATGCCTGACCACATTCTTAAGATGACTGAAAAGTTTATGAGAAACCCTGTAAAGATTTGTGTAAAGGCGGAGTTATTAACATTGGAAGGTATTTCTCAGTTTTTTGTTGCGTTGGAAGATGATCGTCAAAAATATGCTACGCTTAAAGATATATTTTCGCAGTTACCTGTTTCGCAGTGTATTATTTACTGCAACAGCGTTAAGAGAGTAGCTGATTTGTTTGATGCTATGTCGGATGATGATTTCCCAGTTTGTTGTATTCACAGCAGCATGGATAAAGTCACTAGAGAGAGATCGATCAATGATTTTCGAAATGGAAAATCTCGTGTATTAATCTCATCTAATGTTACTGCTAGAGGAATTGATATCCAACAAGTAAGTATAGTGATTAATTTCGACTTACCCAAATGTGTTAACACATATCTTCATAGAATCGGACGTGGAGGAAGGTGGGGACGTAAGGGTGTTGGTATTAATTTAATCACCAGGCGCGATGTGGATAAACTAAAGGAGATTGAAACTCACTATTCTTCAAATATAAAAGAATTGCCGTCCAATTTAGAGTTCTTGCAGAAAATTTAACGCACCATTTTCGTTATTATATTATTTAGTAATAATACATTAAATACCACTTGTCAATTTGTTCGTAATATTATTTTTTTATATGTTCTTTCGTATATCATATGG